AACGTTGCTATCTCTGCTGGCGGTACTATTAGTTCTACAGATACTAATACTACTTATTCAGTAGGTGATGGTGGACTAACGCAAGTTAACTTTACTACAGCTGATAACACTAAACTAGATGGTATAGAAGCTTCTGCAGATGTTACAGATGCTACAAATGTAAATAGTGCTGGTGCTGTTATGGAGAGCGATATATCAGGCACACCTGCTGGAAGTATTATAGATGATGATACAATGGCAACTGCCTCAGATACAACACTTGCCACTTCCGAGTCAATTAAAGCATACGCTCAGAGTTTAGTTGCAAGTTCAGTTGAATATGTTGGTGGGTACAACGCAAGTACAAACTCACCAGACTTAGATACATCACCTTCTGGGGTCACAAAGGGCGATATGTACACAGTAACAGTTGCTGGTACATTCTTTACGCAAGCATTAGAAGTTGGGGATGTTCTAATCTCGGAACAAGACAGTCCGACGCTATTGACCGATTGGTCGGTTGTAAATAAAGATTTAGACGCTTCCTCTATAAAGACATCTTACGAAAGCAACGCAGATACAAATGCTTATACAGATGCAGAGGTTACTAAGTTATCATTAATTGCGACAAGTGCTACAGCAAACGATACTGATGTGAATTTAAAAGCGAGAGCAAATCATACAGGTACACAGACTACTTCAACTATCTCTAATTTTGATATGGAAGTGGCAAACAATTCGGCTGTAACTGCGAATACCGCTAAAACGTCAAATGCAACACATACAGGCGATGTTATAGGTGACACTGCATTAACCATCGATAACCTTAAAGTAACAAACGCACATTTAGCAGGAAGCATTGCGAATACTAAATTATCAACTAACCCTCTCGCAAGGGCAAACCATACGGGGACACAAACTGCTTCGACTATATCTGATTTTGATACAGAGGTGGCGAATAATTCAGCAGTAACTACAAATACAGCAAAAGTTTCAAACGTAACGCATACAGGGGATGTTACAGGTTCAACGTCTTTATCTATTGCTTCTGATGTTGTAGGTGCTTCTGAACTTGGTGTAACAGCAGGCACAGTAACAGCATCTAAAGCGGTGGTGGTTGATGCCAGCTCTAAAGTAGATGTTTGGAATGTTGACAACCTCAAACTAAACGGCAACGCAATCACGTCAGAAAATACAAACGGCAACATCACACTTATGCCTAATGGGATCGGGAAGGTAGGAATTGGGACAAGTTCGCCTGGAGCAAAGTTAGAGGTTTCTGGAACTATTAAATCTATCAGTACAGGAGCGGCTCATTTAATTTTAAATGGAGATACTAATAATTCAGGTGATACTGGGGAAGTTGATAGTATAATAGATTTACTTGGGGATGGTAATCCTGGGATTTATGGTTACAGAATAAACACAGAAAACTGGTCAGGTCAAACTGCACTTAATTTTCAAGAATATTTAAATGGTAGTTATACAAGTAGATTGTTTATAAGCAAAGACGGCAACGTCGGGATTGGGACTGCGAGTCCTTCTTATACTTTAGATGTCGCAGGAAACATTGGATATTCAGGCGTAATTCTAGATTATTCAGACAAGCGATTAAAAGAGAATATCGAAGATGCGGATTTAGATTTGTGTTATTCAACTGTTAAAAATCTTAATCTTAAACGATACAAATTTATAGATGGTATTTTAGAGGAAAAACAAGACCGTAATCAATTAGGGTGGATTGCTCAAGAAGTAGAAGAAGTGATGCCAAAATCAATTTTTAAGCGTGAGTATAAATACAATCAAGTTTATGAAGATGAGACTGTTCCTGCACAGGAATTGATTGAATGGGAAGACAATCCCACCGACGAAAATACCAAAGATGAGATTAAAGCGTGGATGGATTCTAACTCATTAGAATACAATAGTGGTGATACAAAACAAGACCTGCTCGATAAAATCCCATCCGTAAAACAAGAAGCAAAGGAAGAACGAACCGAGCAGAAATTAGTAAGCGAAGATGTGCTTGAAGATTGTCATGGATTAAGTAAAGACCAAATTTACGCTACAATGTTTGGTGCAATCCAAAAACTACAAGCAAAAGTGGAAGCATTAGAAGCTAAATAAACAGGAGTAACAATGTCTAAAAAACAAAAAGAACAGACAATAACAATCGACGATAAAGAGTACAAAGTGAGCGACTTATCACAAGAACAAGTTGGACTCGTTAATCACGTTTCAGACTTGTCGAATAAAGAGAATAGTATGAAGTTCAACCTATCACAAATACAAGGTGGGAGAAATTACTTCATGGGATTACTAAAGGAATCTCTTGCGAGTTAAATGGACTTCAACGGTTAATCGGGCTGGTACATTATATCAGCCTGAAACCCCAAGTGTCGTTAAGAGAGAACTTGTGGAAAAAGAAATAAAGCCACAGAAGGCACGTTACAGGGTCTCTAAGGGGGCAAAATACGACGTAAGTGCAGAAGTGGTAGGTAAGCCTGCCATAATCAAAGAAGCAGTTGTGCGGAATGGCAGTTCGTATAGTGAGCAACATCCAGAATCATTTGAGAGAGTTAAATTTGATGTGGATGTATCCGAGCTTCAAGATTATGGTGATGTTAAGTATTATCGTAGTGAGCATGGGAAACTGAGGATACCTAAAAATGCTGTTTATTATGATGCGGAATGATAAATTAGGGAGACCAGATTACTTATGAAACTCATACAATGTTCAGAATGTGGCGAAGTGATTATGAAGCTGGCTAAAGGTAGTGAAATAAAGCCTGACATTTATTCAAGCCACGAAGTCTGCCATATTGCCGATAGCGGGAATATGGTTAATGGTGCAGAAGATTTTGACAGAAAAATGAAATCAAGTGAAATGTTTAACAAAATGTTTGGAGGCGTATTGAAATGAGAATTTTTAGAAGATTTAAAAACAAAGAAATTGAAGACTTGCAGAATGACCTCTATAAACTCAATACAGTTGTCAAGAGTTTATGTGAAGAACTCGGTTATGCTGTGGACTTCAATCTGGAATGGGATGAAGTTTCGGGTGTGATTAAAAAAGATAAAAAAGTACTCAAATGAGTATAATTAACACCAATGTTACCAATACATATTTAGCGTGGACTTAGATAGCTCAATCAGATTAAGCAAGGCAATCAATGGCGAAATGCCGTCTCGATTGGAATACAAAAAGCCTAAGTGGGCAGAAGGGCAAGTTGTCCGTACAAGCGGGCTTGTCGAGGATACTTGTAAGCACGGGGTAGGTCATCCGAATAAAGATTTCCTCAAAGGCAAAAAATCTCAAAATGAGATACACGGATGCGATGGATGTTGTAATGACCAATTTGTTGATGCTAACAAGTGGAATAAGTCTTGAGGATATAGAATGAGTACAACATTCGCAATAATTTACAAGGATAAAGAATTTCCCATTGCACATCGTTGGTACAATGGTGAAGAAGCTGAATTTCGGTGGTTAAATGGGCTTGGCGAACTTCTGCCGAATAAAATTAAAGTAGTACCAACCGATAATGACCATCAAGGAATTAAGACAATAGGTGATATTAAGAAGAAAATAAATGAATAAACCTAACATATCGATCAACATGAATTGGGTAGCTATACTATACATCTTGCTTCACGGTGAACCAGATATTGTTGACGCAATAATTATATGGCTAATGAAATGAAAATTTTTATTCTATCCTTGGTTATTGGGTTGTATAAATTGTCAGAAAAGCTATGAAAAACGTAAACGATTACAGGGATAGAATGGACTCTCGGCTCGAAGAATTAACAGTAATGAACGCTGAACAAAATTCAAACATATCGAATATAAAAGAGACGCTTTCAGAAATTAAAGAACTTTTAAAAACTCAGAATGGACGAGTTAGGAAAAACGAGAATATGCTGTCAGCTATTACAGCAGTAGGTGGTGTATTAAGTATAGTATTTACAGGATTTATTGCGTGGTTATTTAAGGGGCTAAAATGATTTGGATTAAAGGTCAGAGAACGATTGTATTAAGCGTAGTAGCAGGATTAATTGCTGTACTACTTCAAGCTGATTATCAGGGCATATTTGATTTAAGCCCGTTGTTAAAACTATTGATGCAGTTTGGATTGACGCTATTAATGCCGTTGATTCCTATTTACTTGAGAAAGGGTATTGATTCTGCTCTTACCAAGGGGTCTAAGTAGTGCCTCGATTTGGTAAGAAATCAATGGAAAGACTGAGGGGGGTTGATGCTCAATTAGTCAATGTCTTGAACGAATTGATTAAGATAATGGATGTGTCTATAATTGAGGGATTGAGGTCTGAGGAACGGCAAATAGAGCTTGTTGCTAAGGGACTATCAAAGACTGAGTTCTCCAAGCACCTTGAGGGCAAGGCGGTTGATTTGTCTCCCTATCCGATAGATTGGGAAGACAGGGATAGATTCCACTATATGGGTGGGATGATAAGGGGTATAGCACAGCAATTAGGCATCAATGTTCGATGGGGTGGGGATTGGGATTCCGACTCGGAAACAAAAGATAATAACTTTGATGATTTATGCCACATAGAACTTGTATGATAAGTAAAAGATTTGTAGGTTAGTGTGAGAGGATAAAGAATGGCGTATTGCACAAATAGAGAGCTTAAAGATATTTTCCCATCAATAGATGAGTTTGATACTAAAACTCCTATCTACGGGTGGGTAGTTGATTCTGGCTCACGTTATAAGGCTGAAGATTGCGGATTGATTACTCAATTATTCGCATCTGGGGAGAATTTAGGTTCTGCCCAAGCGAGTTCTGGGGCAGTTGATACAAATGGTGAGTGGTACTATACAGATGATGTATGTTACTATTATAATGATGTTTCAAACCCAAATGACTTGCTTATGGAATCGGGTGAAGATTGGAGCGATTTAAGAACACGCTACATTTCCAACGCCTCAAGGTATCTTGATTCGATGCTTGATTCTATGTTGCCAAGGGAACAATTTAAAGACCAAGACGGGAACTATGATTATATTATAGTGAGAACAACAGCCTTACTTGCTTGTAGTTTTTTAATTCGTGCGTCAGACCCTACATCCGAAATAGCAGATGCTTTATTTAATGAGGCGAATGTAAACATCGCATCACTCAATGAGGGTAAGACCAAACTGTCTTGGCAAACAACTGGTGACGCTTCTATGGGGGTTATCCGAGAGGGGTCTGTTAGCGGTGCTTTAAGGATTGTTGATACAAAGGGTGCATACGATGGAGTTTATGATAAGATAGGGGTGAAAGTCACTACGGGTGGTGCTATGGGTACTGCCAAGTATTCTTATTGGGCGAAGGATTCAGATAATCTTGGTGCAGAGAAGATGAATAACGGAGATACCTCATCCTATTCAGATACAATCAATGGCACATACCAACCCATAGGAAACGGGCTTTATATTCGATTCGCAGGGGATACGGCTGACACTGCTACCTTGAATGATTATTGGGAAATCGAGGTTTCTGGTAGGTCGGAAAAAACAGACCTTGGTTATCCACGAACAATTAGAATGACCCGAAGATGACTGCATTTGTAAACATTTGGAACGACAAGATTTTGGATACTATCCGTTCATTCCTGAATACGGAATTTGCGGGTTCTATCCCTATTTACACGGGTTCATTTAAAGACATGGGTAGTCAATCAATAAGACTATTGCCCGTAGGAAGTGACTCAGTAAGTCATTTAACGAGTGCAGAATTGCGAGAGTATGTTCTTGATGTCTCATACACTTTCAAAGAAAAAACAGTAAAAAAGGATACTTGGGAACACATAATGAGACAGGTGTCACACATAGAAGCTCTATTTCACGACAACACAAATAACACCTATTTCGATGGGGTATTACAAGGCAGTCGCATAAATGAAAAAACGGCAGAGGAAGAAGCGATTGACGGATTAAATGTTGTTAGATGGGAATGGAGAGGTAAGTATTTAGGTAACTTAACATAAGAAAGTAATAAGGAATATTATGCAAGTTAAAATGAAAAGAAAAGGTTTATTGCCTAACTGTTGGAAGCAATGTAAGGCTTCTTACGAAGATTGGCAAGAACTACAATCGGGAAAAGAAATCAAGGTTTCTTCAATCCCATCATCAATAAAAAATTTGGTCGAGGTTGTTAAATCTCCATCAAAGCAAGGAGGTAAGTAATGGCTACCGTAGCACACGCATTTTCACCAAAAGAATGGAAGGTCGGAATCGTATCAGATGCAACTAATGCAGGCTCAACGGGTATAGAAACAACCATGTATCAATTAGATGTGGATTCAATCGGATTTCCATCATTGAATGTAACGCAGAAACTTGATGTAAGAAGTGGCGTTGGTCGTACATTAAAAGACGAGGACTTCTTTCAAGATAATATCTTGAGGGCGGTTGAGATTTCTTTATCAGGTACTCTACACAATGATGCGGGACATAAGTTACTTGCACAGAATATATGTAATGATGTTACGACAGATATTGCAGTAGCAACGGGATTTGCACCTGCTTCTCAAAAATATGGGGATGCTGTGCTTAATGCAGCTTCCTCCCTGACTGTTGTTATGCAACCGTCAGATACTACCAACCAACTGGGACTTGAGTTCTTTGGTTGTGTTGTTACTGCATTCTCTATTACAGCAGAGGGCAATAGCGATGGAGGTCAGTACAAATGGTCAGCGACTTTACAGACAGGTAAGAAACCCGATTTAGCATCGACGGCTTCACCAACAATAAGTGCTTATGCGAATACTGACATACCCCTGTTATCAAGCTCAAGTGGGCATAAGGTATTTGCTCAAGATGTGATTTTAAGTTCATTCACAGCTTCATTAGAAAATCCAGCAGTATTTACAGGTGTAGCTTCTGATGGTTATGAAGTGGTGAGCAGGGGGACAGAAATGGCTGTCTCGATTGAATCACAGGTAAAATATGATGGTAATACAAAGGGTTTGATAAATAGCTTTGACACTCAATCCTCGGCACTGTCAGGCAATATGTTTGTAGTGATAAATAATAATGCTTTTGGTGTTGATGTGCAGAATGGTGTATTTACAAACGTAGCTTTGTCTGAGGGTGATTTAATGATGCTTGACTGCTCAATTAAGTCAGTGGATGACGGCACGGATGCCCTAATAACATTTGACGTGAGTGCATAATGAAGAAACTTACATTAAAATCCAAACGTGAGATAAAGATTAAAGAAATGTCAGTAGATGATATTGACTTCTGTAATGATTTGCCTCAAATGAGATACGAGAACGACCAAGTAATTGCGATTACAAACTTGTCTAAAGCACGGACGGCTTGGATTCGCAAGGGCGTTGATAAAGCCGATGATAAACTCATCAAGTCCTTGTCTGAAGATGAGAAGAATGAAATCTCTCTTGCGGTGCAGGAGTATCAACGCTTGGGGGAAGACTAACCCTTACGCTTGAGCTAAATTTTCTCGTACAAGAAAATTGTGGGGGTTGTAGATTTCATACATACCCCTACGAGGCTCAAATTCCTGTCTCTATCGAGGGAAAGTATCCCATGCGGACATTCACATCAGATGAAGATGTTTGGAACGTTATAGACCTTTTAATCGAGGAAACAGAGGAAGCCAATCGTGAGGGCAAGAACTTCAACATTGCGGAATCAGTAATGGCTCAACTACCGTTCTTCTCATGTAACAATCTCATCCTTGACAGGGATGCCCAAAAAGACATTTCCCGATACATCTATTCTAAAGACTTTGGCATCTCGCCTTATAAAGGTTCTTATGGTGAACAACCTAAACTTTGGATAGAGAAAACATTTATATTAAAGAATTTAATTAAAAGACAGAAATCAAAGGCAATGAAACATGGCACTTAAAGACATTACAATACAATTTTCAGCAACGGGCGATGATGTTCTAATACAAACTATAAAAGCCCTCGACATTGCTACTCAATCCCTTATTAAAGCACAAACTAAACTTGCTGGTGAGGGTAAAAAGAAGATAAGTGTTGATAAGGCTAATCTTAACTCACTGAGAAAATTAAATGTAGAGCTAAAACTGCAAGGTAAGAATCTTAAAGCCGTTAAGATAAATACCGATTTATACAAACAGGCATTAAAGGGGAATAGATTGGCAATGGGCAAGATAAGACTTGCCACTGCAAAATACACAGCTTCACTCAAAAAAATGAATGTGGGGATGTTTAGTTCCGCCACAAGCGGAAGGTTATTAAATAACACCTTTGCAACATTGAGGTCAAAGATGTTAATAACTGCTTTTGCTATTACGCTCGTTGAAAAAACGGTCATAAGTCTTGTAAAATCATTTGCACAGCAAGAAGCTGTTAATATAAAATTAAGGGCTGGGCTTGCGAATATATCGGTCACGACAGATGGCGTTACTCAAAGATTGATTGATTATTCGTCGGCACTACAACAGACGACAGCATTTGGAGATGAGTTAATTACAAATGGGATGGCTCAGTTAACTACTTTTGGACTTAATGAAGAGGCTATAAAGGCTTTAACCCCACAAGTTTTGAATGTAGCACGAGCAATACAGACCACAAGTGGGACAATGCCTGATTTGAATTCATTATTTATTGCTTTTGGTAAATCAACATCCACAGCCGTTTCAGCATTAACTCGTTACGGTGTTGTTCTAACTGATACAGAGAAAAAACAGCTCGGAGCAATGGAGGCAAATAAAAGAGCTGGTGCAATTGCAGAGATACTTAACAAACAATATGGCGGACTAGCAGAAGCATATGCAAAAACAACTCTGGGAATGCTTGAAGCTGCTGCCGCAGCCAGAGGAGATGCCGCAGAAGCCTTTGGTGAAGTTTTAGCACCTGCCGTTTTAGCTGTTTCAGAGGCATTAAAAGTTGTATTTGAGGCGGCGACTCTTCAAAATATTAAGATTTTTGGAACAGCCGCAGGAGTTGCAGCAGTAGGTATGGGGGCATTAGCAGTAGCAGCGTGGGCATCGGCGGCAGGACTAACATCGTTCTCTGCAATGCTATTAGCAGCACAGGCAGCATTGGTAGCATTCGACGCAACAGCCGTCGTCTCAACAGGTGGGATTTGGGCAATAGGAATAGCGTTAGGTGTAACTGCTGGTGCTCTATTAAAATTCTTTGGTGCTTATGAAACAGGTGAAAAAGTTCTTACGGATTCTGTAAAAAAGACCAATGAATTTGAAAAGGCGATTAGAGATAAGGGTGAAGCACTTGGATGGTCATCATCGAGAATACTATTAGAAATAGAAGCTATGAAGAAGCGAATGGCAACTGAAGCGGAATTAAAAGTACAACAAGATGCTGGTGAGTTATCTTTACAGAAACGACTTCTTCTATTAGAAGCAAAAACTGATTTTGAAAAAGAGCTTATCAAACTTGGGCATGAAGCAAGTGCAGAGGAGCTAAAATTGATTCAGCAAATCGTAGACAAGAATCAAGCTATTGCAGATGAAAAGAGGGTAAGGGAAGCATCACTTGAATCATATAAGAAATATTTAGAAGCAATGAGGGATGAGGTAAACTTGAGAACAAGTATGAACCAAAAAATAGAATTAGCACATCTGGATTTACTTAAAAAGAAACTCGAGGGTATGTCACTTGATGGTAAACTTACGGAATCCAATTCAGAAAAATTGTCACAGTACATAGATTTCCAAAAACAATTAATCAGTACATTTGGTGTTGGGATACATACTACGAAAAAACTTACCAGTGCGGGTATTGCCAATGGTATTACTTTAGATATGCAGAGTATGAATGTTGAAAAATTGAGTAAAAAAGAAAAGGAGCTTCTGCAAGTTATGATAGATATTTTCAATCAAAGGCAGAGGAATATAGTTCAAGCCAAAGAAGCTGCAGATCAAGCCAAGGAAGAATTAACCACCATTGAGATTTTTCAATTACTTAACTCACAAGCGACCGCCGCGGCGGGAGCTTATAGTTCATTTGTTCAAGGAACAGTAACGGCAGATATTAATGCTTTAAAAGCACGAGATAGTTACCAAAATGCTTCTATGGAGAAACGAGCAATAATGGAAGAAGGCGTTAGGAAGAAGCACGAAAAAGCATTAAAAAGAGCAGCATTATTAGAAAAAGCAGGTGCAATAGCAAGTGCCATAATGAATACACATACCGCATATACTGAAGCCTTACCGAATGTTTTTCTTGCGAATGCAATAGGGGTATTAGGTGCGATTCAAGTTGCAGCAATCGCAGCTACTCCGACTGCATACGCTAAGGGTGGTGACTTCGTAACAAACAAACCTGAATTGATTATGGTTGGTGAAGCTGGTAGAGAACACGTTAGAATCACCCCATTAGATAGACCAGAAGAAAGAGCATTGACAGATGGCGGTATTACTGTAAATATTATGGGTGGCATTGTCCAAGAGGATTATGTTACCAATGAACTCCTACCTGCAATTAATAAAGCGAGAGCATTAGCATAGTGTTAGCCTTCGATACAGGTCTAAGTAATGCTCTTGAGACTCATTCCACAGAATCATTCTGGGTACTGAAGTTATTTTATAACGATGATACGGTAGATGCTAACTTCGTTGGAGTTTCAGACCAAGATAGGGTAGATGGTTCTGATACATACTATGGGGTAGTTTCCAGTTGGGGTGTATTAAGCCACTCATTAGACTTCTTTAACTTCACCACTTCTTTAATGAATATGTCTGTAAAATTAATCAATACAGATAATACAATAGAAGGCGGTAGATTTTCTGACCTACTCTCAACAAATAATTTTGCCAATCGTAAATGGGAGTTATTCCAGAATACTGGTAGGGCTGGTACTTATGATGAACCCGTAAGAATGATAGGCACAGGTATTATATCTGGTGATTTTTCTTATGGTGTAAAGAGTATCTCATTGAAGTTATTAGATTATACCTCTAAATATAATAAGCAACTGCCCACAGCATTTATACAAAATACCGCATCTGGTGATGCCCATTATTACCCAAATGCACCTGAAAAGAATATAGGGAAACCCATACCAATGGCGTATGGTGACTTCTGGAATAAAACAGATATTGGTACAATCGAGACGAGTCCTAAGTTTGATTATTTCTTCACAAAGGGTAAGTTCCCAGCCATTGTAACGGATAATATAAATGAATCAGATGGTTATGTGTATGCAAATGGAGATAGCGTTGTTATAGATCACATTGATGGGGACAATATATATTTATATAACAATGGTCAATACATTGCTTGCAATACTTCTAACACTACCACAGATAATCCACGATTAAAATATAATGGTACATCGTGGTATTTATATATTCCTATGAATGGCAGTCAAGACAATATGATAGATGGTGACTTTGGGACATCATATACACTCACTGCCCCTGCTACTGGTTCTGCATCTGCCACACTTTCGATACCAGAAATAGCTGATATAGGCACGATAAGCAGTGTAGATATTATAGCTGATTATGGGGCATACGATTTTGATTCTATATCATCATATGAGGTGTTTGGGACAAATGGACTGAATGTCGGTAGTCCATTGGATACAATTCAGATACAAAGCGGTGGGGCATGGGGCTTTGCACAAAGTGGGACTGTAGAAATTATAGACTCGGATGGTGGCGGTGGTGCAAGTTTGAATATTATAGAGATGGGAGTGAGAGTCACTTTATCCCCGTCTAAAACATTTGAGACTATCATTACAGAGCAATATGAGACAGCAAGCCTCACTGCTGGGATTGAGATTTCA